CCATTAGAAATGCCATACTATGACCTGAGTAGATTTGGAATACATGATTATGGAACTTGATACTATAGGATAGTATCCTTGTACCATTATCCGCACATTGCTGTCACAGGGTTTTCCACAGTTTTGTTGTGAGTTGTGGAAAACTTTTAGAATCATTAAATAAATGGGGTTAAGGTGCTCTCAAGATGTAGTCTTAGCCCGCAACCTACCGAATGTCAAGGAGAGATGTGCCAGTCCTCAAAGTGTCACACAAACCCTTGGAATCACTTGACATTTACTTGGAGCTCCCTTATAATAACAGCATGGATCTCCAAAAGACTCGGAAACACTCGGTTGACTACTTCGTGACCTTCTGAGTCTTTTGGGATTCGCACCTTTTCCACAACCTGTGGAAAACTCAAAAGATTAAAAAATGACTTTTTAAGATTCTTCTCTTTTTAAGAAAGTTAAAAAAGTGACTTTTTAACATTTTGAGGTTTTTAAGAAAATTAAACTTTAACATGTTTGTGAAAACTTACGAAAATCTTGATAGTTCAGCTATTAATAGACTGAAAGTATCAAATAATAGTGTATTTGTAACATATAACAGTAATATTGACAAAGAATATGAATTTAGCTGTGAAAACACAGTAGAATTCAATGATACAGTCAATAATACTGTTAACAATAAAGAATCTCTTGGTAAACTACTTAATAGTAGTATAAGAGAAGGCAAACTCGTTGATATCACTAAATAAATGCAGTATAGAGGTTAAAACACCCCAAAACCGATGACTAAGCGTTCTAAGAAAGAAGGCAACAGCAAGTACAAAGATTCAGAATGGACCAATGACGCATCTGGATACGATGTAAAGAACATACGCAGACAGACTAAACGTAAGATAACAAAATTCAAGAAAGAGAGCAAGTGGGGTGAGGACAGTTAGCAAAGTGACCACTAAGACCCCACACGGGGTCTTTTTTTGTTATTATATAAATGTGGACAGGGATGGGCATCCCATAAGCAACTGCTATTCCTTCCACACTATAAACACACAGGAGATCAAATGCCAAACTGGTGTCACAACCGTGTTTCATTCTATTCAGACAATGTTGATGAAATCTCATCAATAGCTAAGATCTTTAAGAGTGATGAAGTATTCAACACTATTCTACCATCACCAGACTGGAAGACGACACCCAACGACAAAGGCGAACTGCCTATCTTGAGAGAGATGAAATCTCCTAAGACTGGCGAAGTTTTCCACAGGACGTACGATTTTCCAGATGGCACAAATGATGACAGATGGTATTCCTGGAATAATAACAACTGGGGTACTAAGTGGGAACTGGGTGAGGTAGACTGTGAGCATGACGAAGAAACACTTGAATGTGTATTTGAAACTGCATGGTCACCACCAGAGGGAATTTATCAAGCACTGCGTGAGCAGTTCCCTGATGTTAGTATATCATGGTTCTGGGATGAACCAGGTATGCAGCAGGCAGGATACCTCAACAACTAGTCCAGTTTACAAAGTGTCCACATACCCCTTCACAGGGGTATTTTTATGTGTATAATGAAAGAGTAGTCAACCAAAAGCATTATGAGTTTTTTCAAGCACGTTCAACTTCACGAGTACGACATCACAGACCTCGGAATTACACAGGCGTGTTATGATGAACTTATCGCAGATGGTAACAACAGTGATGAGAAGCAATTACGCATTCTATCACGTGCCATGTGTGAAGAGTTCAAAGATTATATGAGACCATTGTTCTCATAAGGCAGCTGCCTCAACCAGTTGGCAAACTGTCCACTATTGCCCCACATGGGGCATTTTTCTTTTATAATGAAGACATGAGCACATTACATCACGAATCCTTACTTGAAACCTGCTTTGACGAAGCATGGGACGAGTTCAGATCTCACAACAAACTATCTCTAAAAGAGATGGAAGAGTTATGGGACTTCTCACGTGGCACACGTGACGCCATAGAATCAACAGCACGCAAACTCTTCACGGAGGCGTGCAGATGAGTTGCACCCGTAATCTAAGCATGACCGAATCAGAGGAGGAAGTGCTAGTCAAAATGACTATGTTCTTTATTGACAACGGGTGGACAGATGATGAGAGTCAAGAGGCATTTGATTCTCTCACAGATAAGATTTGTGATCCATCTCCATTTGACTACACCTAAGGGAAAAATCCAGCTGCCCGTGGACAGTTCACAAACTGTCCATTTTTTATGGGAATGGGTCTGAAATCGTGTATTATAAGAATATGGAAATCACAGACCAGTTTCAAATCACTCTCACCTCTCAGGAATACGACCTGATCCAAGAGGTTTTCTCATTCGCTTATTCAATGGATTTTGAAGAGCACAGCGATGAGCAAATTTTCAACAGCACATGGGACAAAATCTCAAACGCTGATCACAACATCAAATTTGAAGAGGTCAAATGAATTCTTACGTTGCTGAGTTCTATCCCCAACTCATTCAAAAGGGATACACTGAACGAGAAGTGAGACAGGAGGCAAAACGTGACGAGTCACGCGAGGTTCCCGATCCTTTCAAATCCAAGTATGAGACATACGACGAGTATTTGGAAGCACTTCACGAATTCATGAACGGAATTTAAACCAGTTGACAAACTGTCCCAAGCACCCACACAGGGTGCTTTTTTATTGCTATATTAGAAGAGTCAAACGAATACACACTTATGACAGCATCTGCAGCAACACCTAAGGCACGCAAAACAAGAACACGCAAACCAAGGGCAACCGCAGCAGTCAAGACAGTTACTAAGGCAGCAGTGAAAAAAACAGTCATCAAGACTACATCACCCCGCCGCCCTAGCACTGCCAAACTCATCAACTCATCACGCTACATGCAAGACATAAAGCAAAGATGGGCAATACATGAGTTTGAGATCAACGCCCTAGCTAATGACCTTAAGAAAGGTTTTACCATGGTTCAACCATATGGTCAGCAGTTAGTCAACCAGTTTAAGAACTGACACACACGCACCCCACGGGGTGCTTTTTATTTGTATAATAAAAGAGTAGTCAACCAAAGCATTCCACTCATGAGATTAATTGAACGTCAGATGAACCGCGCAATCAGAAACAACTCTGATTTCAGAAAGGATAACACAGAGGTCGTGAACATTCGCGGCAATGCATTTGTATACCTACACGGTAATCACATTGCAACTGTATCAAATGATTCAATGCAAATCTTTGATGGCGGGTGGCAGTCAGTCACAACCAAGTCAAGACTGAACGCCCTATGCTATGAGTTCGCATATGGTTGCGGCGTATTCCAAAGGAAATTTGAGTGGTTCATTTCAACCCGTGCTGGTGACGTTGATTTTGTTGACGGTTACGAGTTACCGCTGGCGACTTGATGGCACACTATTCAATGCCCCATCTCCCAAAACTTAGAACAGAGGACCGCCTGGTCCATTATGATCTAATCGGGAAGATGGGGTCTTCTCTTATAAATCTTTTGAAGGAACAATTTTTTAACAATGACAAACGTTAACACCTGGGCAGTTCAGCCCGCCAGCTGGTCCAAATTTGATGAGCACGGCGCGGTGTACTGTGCAGACATTGACACAGCATACAAAGTTTGCAGCTCAATTGCTGGCGAGGGTGACCAGGTAATTTACAAGCTAACACATGGCGACCCTATCAAGTGGGTACGTGTGACAGGCAACGAACTGGTCCAATCTGCATAGATTTCTGCACACCCCGCCCTATAATAAGAACATGAACAAAACCAATTCACTCAAAACTTATCACGGCGGACGTGTTCTTGCTAATGAATCAGCAATGAGAGATCCAGCGGTTGTTGCCATGTTTGCAGCAATGGAAGAAAGAAACTGGGAAGACCTAAAGCACCCCAGTGGACACTTCGGATACTGGAACATCAGCGACAGACATTAGTCGCTGATCCATTATAATAAGTACATCACATTCAAAGCACCCATGACCTCAACCTATCAAACTCAAACAACCGACACATCCTACAACGGTTGGACAAATTATGAGACTTGGAACGTTGCCCTATGGTTAGGCAATGATGAGGGCATGTATTCTCTAGCAAAGAGAAAGTCTTCCTATGATGAACTCATCCCAACACTTGAGAGCATCTATGGACAAATCACACCCGACGGCGTGAGATGGATGGACCCCAGCATCAACACATGTGAAATGGATGAGATGCTAGCAGAATTATAACATTCTGCCTCTGGGCATCCGTAAGACTGGCAGGGGTTGCGTTCACTAATCGCATTTAATCCGAACCTCAGCAAACATAAGTCCCAGACCATGTGTGTGTTTACTACAAAAGACAGAGGGGCAGTAATATGCCCCTTTTTTATGCCCCTTGATGCCCCCAAGCGGCGATGGGACTCCTAACCATTCACTAACCTACAAAAGTATCCAGACGACAGATAAATATATTTTGAAAATGGTTTTAAAAAACCCCAAAACCCAAAAAAATTTTCCTGGTAAAAAATGCCCCAAAAAGTTGATTACACAGACTACGATAAAATCCTCGCAAACTTTGATTCGTTCTGCGATGACTTTGAAAGTCGTGCGTCTAACGCCTACCTAAAAGGAGACCAAAATGATGGAAGAGTTACAAAAGAAATTGAGCGAGCAGGAAACGACGCACCTATGGCTGTCAGAGAAGTTGACGAGCCTGGACCAACGAATCTCGCAGCTGGAGCGACCAACGTTGATGTACAAGCGTCCGACTTCTGAGGATTACGAGACGATATCACAAACACTTGATTATCTTCATAATAATATAGAGGGTCTCAAAGGAGATCTAGCAAAAACACAAAGAGGAATGAGGTAATATGGGACAACCAGCAGCAAGAGTAGGAGATAGTGTTTTCACAGGACATGGATGTTCTACTACTACAAAGATCGTATCAGGTCTTGATCAAGGCAGAGTTCTCATAGAGGGAGAACCTGCAGCAGTGGTAGGAATGGAGATGGAAGCTCATACCATCACTAATCCTGGACTTACACCTCCATGCGTTTCTCACATTGGTCCAGTGGTCAATGCAGGATCTGCAACGGTTTTAGTAGGTGGGAAACCACTTGCCAGAACAGGCGATAGTGCAGACATGGGGGCAATCACTGGAGGATGCTCTACCGTCCTTGCAGGTTAGCAAGACCTGTGTTATAATTTTAAAGTATTCAAAAGGTATTAATGGCAAAAGCAAAAGCATCGCTGACAGGGCAGAACTTCGTTGAAGCAATCCCCAAGAAAACTCGTCAGGGTATGGGGAAGCACTCAAAGTATTCTGCGACCTCTGCGAATGGGAAGAGAAAGAGATATAGAGGTCAGGGGAGATAATGTTGTTTCTAATATCAATAATGTCTTTTGCAAATTTTGTATTCTATCCGTTAGTGATAGCTACAATCATTGCATTTGTTATTGAGTCAATCTTTAGATCACAGGACAAGGAACCTCAAGTGTTGAGGTCTATGGCAGTTAGGAAGTATTTCTGGAGACAAGCATGGTTATTCAACATCATTTGGTTTGTTGGGTATTTCATACTTCTAGTTACTAACAGACCAGGAGTACAACAGATGCCCGATATGATCTGGCAAGGATAACTTTTCTCCGAGCACCGAAAAACGCCGACCTAAATATTACTATTCCTCTTATTATATCATGTACCAAGCATTGCCTAAAGAGCTTCATGTAAAAGATAGTCCTATAGCAGGGCAAGGTCTTTATGCAAAGGAAGATATAGAAGCAATGATGTATCTTGGTATATCCCACGTGGTAGTGGATGAAGATATTATGAGAACGCCTCTAGGAGGTTTCATAAACCACAGTGAAGACCCCAATTGCGTTAAATGGTATGAAGAGGAAGAATGGGGGAAGATCTATCATATGAAGACGATTAAACCCATTAAGAAGGGTGAAGAGCTCTTTCTTAAATACACGTTCTATTCAGTAACCTAATGGCATTACCAGAAATCCCTTATGATGAATGGTTTGACACTAAGTACAAATTTGAACCCCACCCTTACGATAATTGGCCAATGGCAACTGATAATAAAAAGAAAAAGGATAAGGATGTAGAAGCAGAGATAAGTCTTCATGAGAAGATGTATCGTCTAGCAACAGAAAAACATAACCCTTGGGGATCTGAGGGGTTCCATACAGGAGGATTACATGACAAATGATTTCTTAGATAATCTTGCTGCACAGCAATATTTAAAAATGCACGACAAAAAACAAATGATCACTGAAGTAGAAAGTGATATCTATCAACGTAAAAAGGGTAAGAGAAAAGATGTAAGTGAAGGAGAAATTTTTGAAAAAGAAGATTATTGCGAAGGAGAGTTTATACCAGGTTTCCACGACTAGTGATAAATAGAAACAGCCTTGCTGTGTCTAAATGCCCACCTTTCAGACATTTAAAGATCTGAGTATTACATTCAAGAAACATCCTGTATCCGATGATTTGGTACAGGTGAAAGATAAGGCAGCTGTTGTGCAAGCAATTACTGCCTTAATTTTGACGTATAAAGGGGAAAGACCATTTCAACCTGAATTAGGATGCGATGTTAAGAACATGTTGTTTGAACCATTAGACTATGGTTCCGCAGTATTAATTAAATCTGCTATCCGAGAAACTCTTGTTCGTTACGAACCTAGAATTGATATAGACGATATTGTTTGTACACCAGATTATGATACTAATGGTTACCAAGTTGAATTGTGGTATACCATTATTGGTAGAGAGGACGCACCAATAGCTGTAGACTTCTTCTTAGAGCGTACACGATAATGCCTTATACTCAGGTTGCCAATTTAGACTTTGAGGATATCAAAGTTGCTCTCAACGATTATATGAGAGCTCAAACGGATTTTACTGATTATGATTTTGAAGGATCGGCATTATCCAACCTAATTGACGTATTAGCATATAATACGTACTATACGGCGTTTAATACTAATATGGTAGTCAATGAGTTATTCATTGATTCTGCCACCTTAAGAGACAACGTAGTAGCGATTGCGAAGCAGCTAGGGTACAGACCCAAAAGTGCTACCTCTCCTACTGCGTATGTCTCTTTTACTGTAAGTTACACTAACCCAACAACCGATAAAGAGATAACTCTTAAGAAAGGAACAGGATTTATTGCGACTTATGACAATAATGTGTATCAGTATGTTACACTTGATGATGTAAAAGCACAGGTTGTTAATGATGTTGCAACATTTACTGACATTCCTCTTAAAGAAGGAACACAACTTGTCAATACATTCAATATTAATTCATCATTAAAGAGTCAGAGATTCATTCTTGACAACCAAAATATTGATACCAACACAATTAGAGTAAAGGTATACCCAACTGGAGGTAGCTTTAGTGAACCATACCTTATAGCAGATAATATTTTAGGTGTTGATGGAACTTCAAAAGTATTTTTCCTTGATGAGATAGAAGATGAGAGATATGAGATCCTAGTGGGTGACGGGGTTCTCGGCAAAAAGTTAGATAACAATGCAAGAATTGAAGTTTCTTACTTAACAACATCAGGTCCAGAGAGTAATGGAGTAAGAACTTTTGTCTTCTCTGGTGTATTAGAGAACGTAAATGGAAGTACACCTGCTATTAGTGTTAGTGTAACTTCTGCAGTTGCATCTGCTGGTGGAGAGGAGATTGAGAGTACACAAAAGATTAAGTATACTGCTCCTAAAGCATATGGCACACAGGAGCGTGCTGTAACCGCCCAGGACTACGAGGCAATCGTTCGGAAGGTATATCCTGCCACCAGTGACATTATCATCTTTGGAGGGGAAGATCAGGATCCACCTGAGTATGGAAAAGTATTCATTTCATTAAAACCAAAAGATGCAAGTTACATTACATCCTTGACTAAGAATGAAATTGTAAAAGAATTAAAGCAATATGTGGTTGCATCTGTAGAACCTAAGCTAGTTGATCCTTCTATTCTATATGTTGAGATGAATAGTAAGGTCTATTACGATGGATCTGCTACTGATCAGACAACATCACAGATTAGAGACAAGGTTATTGGTGGTGTACAGTCTTATCTTGATACTTCTGATACTGAGAAGTTTAATGGTAAGTTCAGATATAGTAAGATGGTAGGTGTGATTGATGATGCAGATCGTACTATCAATTCTAATCTAACTTCTCTTACAATGAGAAAGGATTTTTATCCATCTCTTAACTCTACCTTCTTTTATGAAGTATGTTTCCAAAATGAATTTGATCAGGACTGTGATGATCCAGTCTTGTCTACCACTGGGTTTAGAGTAACTGAGTATCCTAATTTTGACGTTTATCTGGAGGACAGGGCAGGCAAAATTGTCCTATATAGACTAGATAGCGTAACTGGTGAAAAGGTTGTCCTTGACAGTGAAGTTGGCGATATTGATTATGTAAAAGGTGAATTGATGATGTACGATTTAACTATCATTAAAGGTAGTTTCTTTGATAATCGCATTTCTGTTAGAGTAAAACCCAAATCCAACGATATCAAGGCACTCCGTGAGGTTTATCTTGACGTTGATGTTGCTAATTCATCGTTCACTGCATACAAAGAGTAAAGTAAATGCCTGCTGTAAAAACCAAGAGAATTTCCACTCTAATTGAAACGCAGCTTCCAGCTTTTATTACTGATGAATACGAACTCTTTAGTAAGTTCGTTCAAAAGTATTATGAAGCACAGGAGGTACAGGGTGGTACGCTGGATATTATCAGCAATCTACAAAAATATGCAGATATAGATTATTATGAACAAAATCTTCTTAGACAGTCTGATATCTTGGACACTAGTATTTCTGCTAGTGATGATACAATTGTACTACAAGATGCGACGAGCTTTCCAAAGAAAAACGGATACGTAAAAATTGATGACGAGATTATCTTCTACGGATCTAGAACAGATACCCAGTTAAATGAGTGTTCTAGAGGCGTTAGTGGAAATACCTCACTAGGAGACCTATACGAGTCTAGCACTTTCTCTAGCACCACTGCGGCGTCACACAGTACAGGTGTGAATGTATATAATGTAAGTAATCTATTCTTATATGCATTTGTAAAGAATTTTGAGAATCAGTACCTAGGTTCTTTCCCTGAGAAGTATCTAAAGGGAGAAGTAGATAAGAGAACTCTTATTAAGAACATTCAAAAGTTCTACAAAGCTAAGGGAACTAAGAGTTCTATTCAATTCATCTTTAATACTGTTGTTGCTAAGGATAGTGATAACAAACCAGAAGTATACAAACCAAGAGATTTTACTTACAAGTCATCAGAATCTGACTGGATTAATGTTTATGCATTAAAATGTAAGGTTGTTAGTGGAGATCCTAAGAATTTAATAGGTAATAAGATTTCACAAGTATCTACTGCAGAATATGGGTATGCAGATGCTATTGTTGACAATGTAAATTCTGATGGTACAGCAGACAACGAAAAGATTTATAATATTGTTCTAGCTCCTGAAACTGTTAATGGTCAATTTGCTATTTCCACCAAAACTAAACTTGCGAAATCCCTGTCAGGGACTGCGATCTCAGGGGATAGAATTAATGTGTCTTCTACCCTTGGATGGGAGACTACTGGATCTGTATTAATTGGTGAAGAGACTATTACATTCAGTGAGAAGAATGTAACACAGTTTATTATTGATGAAAGACAAGCACAAGGAGCTACGGTTCATCCTGTTGGGACATCTGTATATAAACCAGTCACAATTTCTGGAAGTGGTGTAACACTATTAACTTTTGGTGTTGTTTATAATTTAAAACCACAGAATTCACAACCATATTCTAGTCCTGGTGATGACATTCAAGTTTCCAATCCAGGATTTGAAACTGATGATCCTAAAATTGTACAGGTAGGTACTAATCAAACAAGATGGGTAATTAATCAAGGTACTGCACCTGTCATTCCAACATTACCATCTATTCAATCATCCTTAAGTCAGTTAACTACTGATGTATCTTCCATTTTTGAGGATGATCAATATTACTATATCACAAGTTCTAGTTTTCCATCATATAAAATTTTAGATGGATCAACTGTAAACGAAAATCTTCTTGATCAAAGAATACTCCGTATCATCAGGAAACAATCTACAAGGACTACAGAGATCTATCCAACTCCTAGAAGAGATGTTGGTATCCTCCTAAACGGTGTTCCTGTCTACGGTTTCAAGGATTATGATAGTATTCGTTTTGGTAAACTAGAAGAAATCAAAATTAACACACAAGGTAGAGGTTATGAAAAACCACCTTTTGTATTAGTTGATCAGGTTCCAAATAAAGCAAGAGCTGTTCTTTCTGGTCAAGTTGTAGAAAGTATTATTGTTGATACTGATGACATCTTCCCAAGAACTCCAGATGTTACTATTACATCTGGTCGTAATGCATCTGTTCGTGCAGTTGTAACTGGTGGTAAAGTAACAAGTTTAATACTTGATAATCCTGGTGAATTTTATTCTTCTCCACCAATTGTAAGAATTTCTGATACTGCTGGTAGAGGAAGGTTTGCTGATTATGAAGCAGTTGTTAATACTGATGGAAACATAACTGGATTTAACAAACGTGGTGAAGGAAATTTCTATAAGCAGAATTCTGTTAGAGTAGATATCATTCCTGTTGGTGAAGATGCAGATGGTATTCCTTTATTAAAAGAGTGGAACTTTAATAGATTTAATAAATTAGAAAACAATCTTGATACTGAATATGGTTATATCTTCCAGAATTATAACAATGCATTAGATTATGGTTATGGTCATGTTGCCAACCCAAAAGCTTTACGTGTTGATTTAAACGACAATATTAACAGTGCAGGAACTGAGCCTACTGTAAAGACACACTCACCAATCATAGGATTTGCTTATGATGGTAATCCTATTTACGGTCCATTCGGACATCAGGATTCATTAGATTCTACTTCATCAATTGTGAGAATGACTTCTGGATATTCTTTAGGTGGAAGTCGCTCTAATGGTCCATCGTTATCTGAGTACCCTTTGGGTAGTTTCAATAACGATTATACTTACACTCATAAGAGTGGTACCTTAGATCAAAACAATGGAAGATTTTGCACCACCCCAGAATTTCCGCAAGGAACTTATGCTTATTTCATTACTGTTGATAGTAATCAAGTACCGCAATACCCATATATTATAGGAGAGAACTTCTATTCCCTACCAGTAGATAGTAATTATAATTCCAATATTAATCAGGATGATGTTCCAAAGACTTCTAAGCAATATTATGTTCCTGGAATGCAAGGAAATGGAGAAGGTGTTATTGCAAAAATTGCAGAGGTTAGTTCTGGTACAGTTGATGAAGTAGAAGTTTTAGAATCTTCTTCTAACTTTTCAATCAATTCTCAAATTTATTTTGATAATAGAGGAACAGAAGGTTCTGAAGTAGAAGCTATTATTTCTTCAGTTAAAGGTAAAGACGTTTCTTACCTAGAATCAAAAGAAACTAAGGTAGTAAAACTTACTACTATTCAAAGTGCATACTTATTTGCAGATGATACATTATCACAACCTTCATCTGGTGCATCTGGTTCTATTGTCGGTACTGTGAAGAATGATAATACAATTGTACTAAGAAATGTTAGTGGTACATTTGATAATACTGGTACTTTCTCAGCTGCAATTAAAACATTTACAATTTTACTAGATCAAAGAAGTTCATATACTAAAGGTGCAACATTAAGTCTTACTGATGGTGTTAATACACCTATTGCAACTGCTGAGGTATTGGAAGGTACATCCTCTCAAAACACAGTCCAGATCAAGGTTCTTACAGGTACATGGATTGTAGATAATACATATTTCTTACAATCTGATGATTTGTTTAATACATCTGGAACTAGGATTGAAAAACTAACATCATTGAGTGATGGACTGGAACCATTTGAAGTTAATCAAAGTGTAGCATTAATTGAGACAGCATCAAATCATGGATTGGGAGTTGGAGATAAAGTAACAATTGATATTAATCCTAATGATGTAACTAAACTTAAGACTTATTATTTAAGAAAGAGATTATATCAAGAAGCAGTTCTAATACCTCCTACTGCAGCTACTACTATTAATTTCACAGGAATAGGAAGATATGAAATCCTCAATGGTGGTGCTGACTATACTCCTGGTACTTACACTGGTGTTGCTTTCACTAGTGGATCGGGATCTGGAGCAACTGCTACCTTTACTGTTTCTGCTGCAGGGGTAATTTCTAATATTCAAATTGAAAACGGTGGTTCTGGATATGCGAGAGGTGATTATCTATCTGTTGCAGATGAAGACTTAGTAAGATCTGGTGCATCTACATCAACAGCAAGATTGACTTTATATGTTGGACATGTTGGTGTTCCTGCTGGTGGTACAAAAGTAACTGTTGATAATCCATTAGGATTTTCTACTAATGATTTAATTCAAATTGGTGAAGAAATCTTAAAAGTTACTGATGTTACTGGAAATGATATTACTGTAATTAGAGGACAGGAAGGAACTATAGATGTAGATCACTTTGATGGACAGGAAGTAATACTATACAAAGGACAATATAATTTTAATAATAATTTCCAAATCTTTACAGGTGCTAATTCTGGACGTATTCAATCATATGATCCAGTAACACATAAAGTTATCATTTCATATCCATATGGAACTTTAAAGACAACTGCAAATGAAGTTGTGTTAAGCTCTAGTTTCTTTGATAGTAGTGATCCTAAGAGATTAGTTGCTGTTAAATCTACAGAAGATCCTACATATAAATTTGAATTCTCGGAAGATAATAGTACATTTGTATCTAATCCTAATATAAACGTACAGGAATTTTATAAGTATAAGTTTGATACGTCTCATTCTAGTCTTACTGGGACTTACTTTGATATTAGTCCAAGTAAAAATCTAAATCTTGTTACTGTAGAGAAGACAGAAGGTACACATCTTCCTGGTAATGCTGGTGCATTTACAGATGTTAAGTTTGGATTTGGATCTAGATTAGAAACAAATGATTATAAAGCTAAAGTAGGAACTGATTTTACTAACTTCTATTACTACGATAAGAAGAATGTAGTAAATGCAGAAGATGCTTATTTAAAGATTATTACAGATCCTTTACAAGGAACTAAAACTCTCAATTATGTTACCCCAAATCGTTTTGTTTATGATGTTACTAGTCAGCCTCTTTGGGATGGTTCTGGATCCATTTCTTATACTACTGCTGGTCAGTTCGCTATCGGTAAGATTAACACAGTAGATATTATTAACTTAGGATTAAACTATAAAAAAGTTCCTACTATTAATGGTGTTGATGTAACTGAAAGTTATAGAGCATCTGCTACTGTATTATTTGATACAGCATCTGAAGTTATTACTGGAGTTACTATTGACAACAAAGGATCAAACTACATAGATCCAAAAATAGTAATTACAGAAGGTGATGGAGTTGATGCAAGGTTTAATATTGTTGTAAGAAATGGTGAAATCTTTTCTATTACTGTAGATAAAACAGGAAAAGGATATACAAAAGCACCTAAGATTAAAATTATTGAGGGTAGTGTTGAAGCATATATTAATAGTTCTTCTATTGGTATTCCTCAGAGTGTTAATTTTATTCAAAATGGTGGTTCTTTCCATCTTGATAAAACAGTAGCTTCTACATTCTCATCAAACTATATTGCTGTTCTAAAGGATTATACTGGCAACTTTAGTAAAGGAGAATTAGTAACACAAACTATTAATGGTACAGAAGTTTTTAGAGCACGAGTTTCTGAGTGGAGATCTGGATCAAGACTTCTTAAATTAAAAGATGCATCTGGAACTATTCGTCAAGATGTCGCTATTGCATCAAGATTTGTTTCTGGAATTGTTCACTCTGTATTTGTAACTACTTTCCAAGAAGAGATTAGTAGTTTCTATGATAATCTAGGATACTTTGATTCTGATAGGGGTCGTCTTGGTGTATCTAATCAAAGATTGTTGGATAGTGACTTCTATCAAGATTATTCTTATGTTGTAAAATCTAAAACACCTATTGATGAATGGCGTGATCTTATTAAGGCTACTACACACCCATCTGGATTTAAATTATTTGGTCAGGTTGATATAGAAGCTACTGCTAGTAGTAAAATGCCAGCAGAACTTCCAAAGGCATCACATTTCAGTGTTGTTCAACTCTGGGATCCTGAAAAGAATAAGATTACTGTTGAGAACACAACATATGCTATATCACTGTCTGTACAGTCAGTTAAGAGTCAGAGAATCCGTAAAGGTGTTGGTTCTGCTGCAGCTAGTGAGTTCTTGTTCAATGAAGTTCGTGCATTTGAATTTACTCTTAATGGTACATTTGATGGTTACTATGATACTGATGGTAGATTGCAAGGAACTACAACATTCCAAATCATTAATGATCTAGGTGTTCCTTTCTTCCCTGCAAGCGATAAAGGTCTTATCGTTACACTTGATGGCATTCTTCAAGAACCAGGAGTTTCATATACTATCAATAACGATACTATTGTATTCTCTTCTCCACCATTGGGAGATGGAACTAAAAATGGTTATGATTATAAGGGTGTTACTTTCTATGGTAAGGTATTCCAGTTTAAGGATGATCAATACAATACTAAGCACCTAAGAAAATTAAAAAATATTTTCCAACGTAGTGGTACATGGATTGATGCTGCAAATCAAATTGAAAGGAATGTAGAGTTTATTGTTAATGAAACTATTGGATATGCAAAATCTACATATCCAAATTTAGATTGGGCAACTAAACAAGATGATTATGAAGAAAACCTCAGATTTATTTTAGATGCTTATCAACATGATATTAGATTTGGTGGAAACATTAAAACTGTTGATTATACATCTGCTTTTAATACTGAGAGTCAGTATCTTTATATTAAAAATAACAGATCTGAATCTAATTCTATTTTTGCATATGCAACTAGATTAGCAAAGCTAGCAATGCGTAATTGGGATTACACTGATACTGGTGTAACCTATATTCAAGGAACAAGTAAAATTAACCTAACATCTACTGATAATGTTGCTGTTGGTATGTTTGTTAGTTCTGGTAGAGCATTCCCATCTGATACAAAAATTACATCTATTGATAGTGCTACTCAAGTTACATTAAGTCGTAATGCATTAGCAAACTCTGCTGGTGGCGGTGGTGCTCCAACTGGAGTTACATTATTAAGTGGTACAGGAACCACAGGACCTATTGCTACTAGCACGGGTGCTGTTGCTCCTGGTGATGAATTTAATGCTCCACCTGGAGTTATTGTTACTGTTCCTACATCATTCTCTGGTAGTGACCAAGCAACATTCTCTTGGAGTGGACTTAATAATGGTATGTTCTATAAAGCAGGACAACTAATTGAAGGTAACAGACAGTATATTATTGATACAACACATTCTTGGATGTCTACAACATATCCATCTCTTGCAGCAGCTTCAGGAACTGCAGCAATTAAGTGTAAGAGAGATATTGGTCTTATCTTAGATGCATATGTTTATCATCTTAAACAGGGTGGTAACTTTAAAATTGTAGAAGCAGCACAGTTGTACTATACAAAAAATGAATATCCTTATGGTGAAACTAGAACTTCTCTAGTTGGAGTTCTTACTGAAGCACTCGCAACATTTACTTATGCTAAGGATTTAGCAATACAGGCAATGAGAAATCAGTTGCCTTATCAAGATGGATCTGCATTAATTGATTCCAATACACCCAAATGTGTAGAGGTAGAAAGCACATTAAACACATATCATAGTATTGTTAATACTATTTTAACTGAGGGAGCAGGTCTTATAGAGAAGACAAAGCAAAATTCTAACAAACGTGGTAATTGGACTCCTACATTGACATATTCCAATTACAATATTATAGGTGATGCCAATATTCCTTTGCAGGAGTGTAGTAATGTTGCTTCCTCTATTAATTCCTTATATGATAATTTGGATGATATTATGAATTTAAAATCTGTAACTAGAACGTTACCAGATTATATTGATGGAGAAACAAAAGAATTTGAATTATACTGGGATGATAATACTGCTGTAGATAGCGAAAAAGATGAGAATCTATTCTTATCATTAAATGCTGTAATACAGAAACCTAAGTTTACTGAGGATTATCCAGGAGAGGATTCTTACTTTATTGATAGAACTGTAATTCCTAACGTAATTAAATTTGATGTAGCTCCTATATGGGATCAAGATCTTGGAGCTAAGACTATTGGTGAACCGACTGCAGTTGAGAAAGTAGTTGGTATTGGTGTTGGTAATTATAAACGACTTACTATTGATTATAACTTAGTTGATGGTATAAAAAATGGTCCTTTCCTAATTTTAGATTTAGAAGACTACACAGTACAAAGTATTGAATCAAATGATTCTTTATATGTATTCTTAGATGGTGTCTTACAAAGAGAAGGATACTCATATACTGTATCTGGTCCAAATATCTTCTTTAATGTTCCTGTTACAAAGGAAATGAAGATTGATATGAGATATCTCTATGGAAGAGATGTTGGACAGGTTATCAATTTCTATGATTTTGCTCCAGATACTTATTTTTCTACTGGTACTTTAACTTTTGATTCAACATCTTCTGTTTGGGATACATTCTCAAAGTATACTTGGATGGGTGATAAGATTGGTTTACCTATTCATGCATGGCAAGTAAAACCAGATGGAACTTATAATGTTATTGGTAAAGTAAAAAATTATCTCAATACTGGAACACAAGTTAAATTTGATATTCCACAAGCACAAAATTCTTCCATTTTACCTGGTGTTGATGTTATCTTTGGTGTAGCAAGTTACTATGACAGAAATATAACTGTTGCTGCTTCAGAATTTACGAATGCTACTCTAGATCTAGAGGAAGATGAAGTTGGTAGAAAACTATTAAAAGCTGATATCCAAGCTTGGGCGGGAACTGTTATTGGTAAAACTTATACCAATCCTTTCTTAAGTCTATCAGGTGGAGATCAGATTCGTGTAGAAGGTGAAGATGGTTTTAGAAAAATCAAGAAACTTCCTGGTATTACTACCAGTAAAGATAATAGAGATGGTGAACAACTATCAGATGATATTTTTTCTCCAGTCTCAGTTGAGTCTTATACTGGAATCACGAGAGGTGAAGGTCTTTCTATAATTGCTACTATTGAAAATGGTAGTGTTACCAAATTAACTTGGAACCAACGTAGCTATGATCCTATTACACAACCTACTGCATATCAGTATTTTACTCCTCCAGTTCTTAAATTTGAACCTAAAAATGGAGAAGGTGGTGGTGCTAGTGCAACTGTACTAGTCAGTAAAGGACAAGTTGTTAGTGTTGATCTTATTAATGGTGGTTCTGGTTATACAGAAGCTCCAAAAGTTATTGTAACAAGAAGATTTGATGTTTTATCTGAAAGGGGTATTGGTGTATCACTAATCAACTTAAGAATGAATCCAGTTGTAGAACACACTGGAATGACTGCAACATCTAGTATTAGTATTCTTGGTAATAGACTAGTTGATGCGTTCTCTTTCTCTTCTGTGGATCTTCTCAGTCCAGCAGATGTTGATCGTGAAATTGAGGCAGAAATTCAAACGGGAATTAACAATATAGTTGATGCTTCTTCAGATGGCACTATGCCAGTTAGTGATACTTTAGAACCTCCATCTGAAGGTGCTCATATTGTTTATATTGAACCAGAGCCTGTTGAGGTTGAAGGAGAAGGTGGTGTATTAAGACTTCAAGGTTCTGAAACTGTTGTCACGGCAGAAATTCAGGATATTATAAGTGCTAACACTATTTCTAGTGTAACTAAGGTAATTACAGCAACTCAACAAATTGAAATTCCTAATAATGCATTAAGCAATATCAATTACTTTGAGAATGCTGCATATCTTGATCTTGACTTTAATATTGGTGAGACTATTGCTTATATTCCTGATACATCTAAATTCTATGGAACAGGTCTCTTATTGATTGGAGATGAAGTTGTACGATACAATAGAAAACTTTCTGATAGATTTACCAATATCACTAGAGGAAGAAGGGGAACTACTGAAAAGGATTGGGTTGCTGGTACTTTCTTGAGACAGATTCCACAATTTGTATCTGTTGCTCCTGTTGGAATTGCTAAGATTGAGTCTGAATCTCAACTAGTTGCTGTAAGTGTTGGTGCTGAAGGGACTGGAAGAACTGAAAGAAAATCTACATACCAGATTGAGGTACCTAGTCAATTTGAAGAGGTAATTTATAGTGAGGTTCATCTTGATCTTCAACCACAGTTAGATGTAAATTCTATTTCTAATATTATAGTAGAAGTAGTTCGCACACCACCAACACTAGGACCTGCTTCTGTTATTACAACACATCAGGTTATTCATAACCAAACTGTTGTTGTTAATCAAGTACAAACAGTTCATACTGAATTTGTAATGCAAAAGAACCAACTAGAGGTTCTATTGTTTACACCTCCAGGTGGAGTTATTGACGGATATCAAGAAAGTCTATTCATCTCAGATCCTCTTGATATCAGAGCTGGTAATACTACTGGTGGTCATGATGGAGAAGTTGAACTTGATCAAATTAATAGTCGTTATTATGCTGTTCTAAGAGATACATCTACAGTATTTGTTGATAACGTCTTGTTTGGTGCTGGTAGTGAATATGTTGGAAAATACACCAAGACAAATGCTGGTCATAGAATCAGTCACTTTGATGGTATATTTGATGACGGATTTTCTAGAGTATCTGGAGTATCACTTGGAGAACTTGATCTATACTATGGAGCTCTTACTATCAAAGACTTCACTGAAAGAGCTAACTCCAGCTACACTCTAGCAGGTGACAAGTTCATTCTATTGAATCCTTCAATACAAAATCCAGTTACTGTCAGTTCCGTTAACAACAGTATTGTTGCATCTATTGGTGTACAAGACACTACATCTTTCCCAGATGAGGGATATATATTCCATAGGTCAAACAATTACGCTGGTGTGATCAAATACACTGGTAAGACTGCAAGCACTTTCACTGGATGTACCATACATAGTGGTGATAATCAGATTGAAGCGGGTTCCGAAATGGTACCTTTCACAATTTGATAAATATTGATATAAATATAAATAACTCAAGACAATTTTAAACGTCGGATAAAGAAACACCATGGCTGCTATTATCTCTGATAAGTTTCGTATTTTTAACGCGAAACAATTTCTAGAATCACTCACTGAAGGTCCCACGGACACTAGTGCGGAAAAAACTAGGATGTACTTCTTTGTGGGGCGTCCACAACCATGGAGAGCTTACTTAGAAATTTACTCTAAAAACGCTACTGCATTTAGTGTAGGGGATGAGGTTTACGAAGGAACATATGGTCCAGGTGTATTCCGTGCCACAGTTGCTGCAGTTTATGATAGTGCTCTCCTTCTTACCGACGTTTTTGGAGGTGCTGGTGTAAACTCTGCTCCTGCTCTTAATACTCCTCTTAAGTGCCGTACTGGTGGAAATGGTACTAATGGATCAGGATCCGACACAGGTGCTGAAGCAAAGTCTGGTGTTTATCGTTATGCAACTGAAGACGTTCCTCCCCTTCCTCTTGACAACCAAAGAGAAAAAAGAAATCTTTATGACGAGTTAATTGCTGCTAAGCGTATTACTGATACTTTCGCAAGAACAGTTATTCGTCGTTACAACTGGGATCTAGTTGCTAACCCTAAGTTTGATATGTGGAAACCCGACTACGCAGCTACACCAGGTGGCGGTGGTCAAATTGGTAAATCTACTGCAACAGGTCAAACTAGTATTGCTGATGCGAAGTTCTATGTAATGAACTCTTCATATGAAGTATTCAAGTGTCTTTACAATGGTGAAGATCCTTCAAACACAACAGGTCAGAACGCAACTGAAGAACCAACTACTGCAGGTGGTAACTATGCTTCTTCTACTGGTCTTTATACAGAAACAACTGGTGCTAAGTACATTTGGAAGTATATGTACACCATTTCAACTGATGATGTACTGAAGTTCCTTTCTTCTGACTTCCTTCCTATCGTTCTTTCTACCAACGCTTCTAGACAAGCTGTTATTGCAGCTGCTGTTGATGGTGCTGCTGACGTTGTTTTAGTTGAAGACGCTGGTTCAGGTCTTCCTTCATCACAAACTTTATACACAAGTATTAAAGGAGATGGTACAGGTGGTGTTGTAGAATTTGTAACAAATGGTTCTGGTACTATTACATCTGCAAATATTCAAGCTCGTGGATCAGGTTACACTTATGCTAATGTTCTATTTGCTAATGGTAACCTCTTCTCTGATGCTGGTTTATCATCTGCTGTAACAACTGGTGCATCTGCTGTTGGTGCTTTAGAAATTGTTCTACCTCCTGAAGGTGGTCATGGTTCTGATCATGAGACAGAATTGAATGGTAAGCGTGTTATGACAAACATTCGTCTAACATATGCTGAAGGTTCTGGAGACTTCCCTGTAGATAACGACTTCCGTAGAATTGGTATTATTGCTGATCCATTTAACTTTGGAACAACAACTTTCTCTACTGCTGAAACACTTTCTGGTTTAAAAGCAATTAAGATTACAGGTGCTACTGCAGACTATTCTGTTGATGAGAAGATTACTCAGTCTGTATCTGGTGGTACTGCAAATGGTACAGTTGTATCATGGACACTTGATAGTGGTTCAACAACTCAAGGTGTTCTTAAGTACATCCAAACAACTGATGCTCATACCGATCAAGGTGTTGTAAGACCATTTGAATCTAGTGGTAATGCTATTGGTGGAGAGACATCTACTGCATCTGGTACTGTAAATACTTCTTATAATCAAGCACTATTAGGAGTCACTTTCTCAAGTGGTTTAGCAACACCTGAAATTGAAAATAATTCTGGTGATGTCATCTATGTTGAGAACAGAAGACTAATCACTCGTGCTCCTGACCAGATTGAAGATATCAAGTTAGTTATTGAATTCTAGAAACTTCGCTAAATACTAGGGACTAGAGACTTAGTAATTTGGCGGAGTACGATGCCTCAGAAGACAAACCTAAATGTTAATCCTTATTATGAGGACTTTGACGCGAGTAAGAATTTTTATAAGATTCTATTCCGTCCTGGTTACTCTATTCAAAGTAGGGAATTAACGCAAGTACAATCCATTCTCCAAAACCAAATTGAGAGTTTTGGAAAGTATGCATTCAAGCAAGGTGAGCTTGTTATTCCTGGTGAGGTAGGTCTCAACACAAAATTAGATTACGTAAAATTATCGTCTGTCTCTGAGGTTGCTATTTCAGAGGGAGACGATATTGTTTATAAGAAGTATGATATTAGTCAGTTAGTAGGACAGAAATTAGTTGGTCTTACTTCTGGAGTTACAGCTACTATATTAACTACAACGTTAGCAACTGAATCTTCTGCTGATACTTTGTTTGTTAGTTACGTTAATAGTGGTAATTCTAATACTGAGTCTACTTTTAGACAAGGTGAGACTCTAGAAGTAGCTGATGGTGTCAATACGCCACTTCTAGTTGTTGGTACAGATGGTAGCGTACTTCCTACAAGTATTCAAGTAACAAATCCTGATACAGGTGAGGTAACTTCATTAGAAAGTCCTGCTATGGGATTTGGTTCTGCTGTTAAGGTAGAAGAAGGTATTTACTTTGTTAATGGTTATTTTGTTCGTAATAGTGAACAACTACTTGTCATTGATGAGTATTACGATAAACCATCTGCAAAAGTAGGTTTTACAATTAAAGAAGAAGTTGTAACACCAGAAACAGAAGCAAGCCTATATGACAATTCTATTGGTTCTGCAAACTACACAGCACCTGGTGCACATAGATTAAAGATTAGTTTAGAGTTAAAAGAGTTTGCTCTTAATGCAATTACTGATAAGAACTTTATTCAGTTATTGAATATTTTTAGAGGACAAGTTAGAAGTAAGATTTCCTCTACAGATTTTAGTGTACTAGAACAAACTTTAGCACGTAGAACATTTGATGAGTCAGGTGATTATATTGTAGATAATTTTTCTGTAGATGTTAGAGAGTGGGCACAGAAAGATGGTAATAAAGGTATCTACAGTCCTGATGAATTTAATCTTTATAATGGATATGATGCTTCTGATGCAGCTAAGAAAATGGTTGCAAGTATTGGTCCTGGTAAAGCATATATTAAAGGATATGAAATTGTTAATAAAGAAACTAAGTATCTTGAAATCAATAAGGCAAGAGAAAGTCTTTCTAGTGATAATGTAAATCTTAAGACTAAAGGTCTCCCAACATACAGTATTACCAATGTATTTGGTAGTGTTCCTTTAAATAAAGAAGGATCTGAGCTAACTGCTTATCCAGATGTATTCTTATATTCTACATTTAATGATGGATCTATTGGTCTAAACAATACAGAACTACCTACTGATCACAGACAAACTATTGATAGAAGAGGTAAGATTTTTAATACTGATGATGGTATTAAAACTATTACTTTACAAATTACTAACACTACAACTTTAATTGGTGCAGTATCAGATTCCACATTCCAAACTCAGTTTGCTGAGTTGTTCTTTGTTAAAGTTAGAAGTGATTTAGGAACACCAACATCTATTAGTTCTTTCAAAACACTATCTTTTGCAACTACAAACAAACCATTAATCAATGCTTCTGAGTCTGTTCAATTTTTAGAATTAACAGTTTCTGGTAATAAGAGTGAACTAGAGTTACTATGTTTAGAGTATGATTTATCTGATGATGACAAGCAGAGAAAAATCTACTTAACATCAGCTGATGCTTCAGCAGGTAATAATGAGTTTGGATTTATCGTAGATTACTCAGAAATTATTACTCCTATTATTGGAAAAACAAAACCAAGTAATTTCTATTTACAGAAAAGAGGATCTGGATTTAATTCCGATTCTGATATTGTTCTATCCAAAGGTCGTTTAGAAGAAGGAACATCTGCATACAATACCACATTTGGTTATTCATATTTTGATCCTCAGTTCTTTACTAAGATTATCCTAGAAAAAATTCCTTCAGGTGCTAATGCATTTGATGAAGGTAAATATGTATTTGGTATTAAAAGCAATGCATATGGTGTTGTAGAAGGATCTTCTGCTGGTGTTTATAGTACAGGAAGGATTTTATTTGTTAAAACTTTATCTGGTAAGTTCCAATCTGGTGAGACAATCAGAGATGAGAGTGGCAATACTGTAAAAATTGCAAAAGACAATACAATCTCACATTTCATAGTTCAGAATAGAGGTTTAGGATACGCTGAAAGTGGTGTTACATTATTAATTAATGGTCTTGAATTTGATGCATCAAAAATTGCATTAGGTCAAACAATTGCAGGTAATATTTACAGTGCTACTGTTGCTAATAGAAATGCAGTAAATATTGAGTATGCACAACCACCAGCTGTAACTGTAAAGAATCCTGATGGTGCTGCTAATCCAGGTTCTGCAGCTGCTGTTATACCTGTTCTATTCAGAAATACAGTAACTACATACACTCCACAGAATGTTAAATCTATAGGTTGTTCATATGGATCTGGTAATGCAAATAGTTTCTCTGCAGACGTTGTTGTAGATAGTCAAGAATATTCTGATATTAAAGCAGTTACAAGTTATACTTTCTTTGGTACACAAGGAACTAATTTTATTGAATCAACTAGTTTTAGTGCAGACGCATCTGTTTTATTGCAGCAAGGAGATCTTATACAATTCTCTGATAATACTAACAACCTAGTTCGTTCAGTAGTACAGTACGCAACAAAACACGAA